AGGACGCCTAGCTTTATAATTGGACCCTGCATAAGACCCGTGACCAGACTTCTAGTAGCTACGGGTGCAAGCAAACCGGAGCCTAAAGCTATGGTTGATTTTAGCCAATTCGCCGCGTCCGGGTCATTTTTTTCTAATAACTGTAAGGAACTCTCCGTGGCTAATCCCGCAGCCGTTCCAAACGCGACCTCGCCTCTAATATTTCTAAGGCCGGATCTAGTAGATAAACTGTACGCATCATTTGCTTTTTTTATTAGTGATCGGACGTTACCCGGCTTTAAAGCATCCTTGCCGACCTCTTCAACAGAATCTTTAGCCAGCTTAGAAAAAATAAATTGTGCTCCATCCAACAACTTACCACCCAGTTCTAGCGGTATAGTTGCACCTTTTACCATCGGAACGCCGCTGACTCCGGCTTCAATACCCATAAGAAGTATTTTTTCAAATGTGCCTCTAGCTTCCGGAGTCATATCAGTGCCAATGGTGGACTCAAAAGGTTTGAAGCCCCAAATGTCATTGGCGTACTGATCGGCGGATCTAAGGTACTGTTGGAATTCTTTTCGTCTAGCCTCAGATCCGAGAGTTTCTTGAATGTCTTTCCTAAATTCCTTGTCTACTTCTCGTCTCTTCTCCAACATGCCAAAGGGATCATCCCCGGTAACCGCCTTATACCCCATGGCGGCTAATTCGTCTGGACCCGGAACGTAACTAAGTAAACCTGCAATATCGAAACCACCTCCAGCAAGAAATGCAGGTATGCTTCTAAGGGATGGTTTTATGGCTCTGTCTATAAAACCTCGTTGATCTATATCCTGGAGATTACTAAAAGTAGAAGCTAACGTTGACGCTAATTCCATACCCTCGCTAGTACCGAATTCAGTCGTAAATAAAGAACTTAGCTTTGTTGGATCATAGCTACTATTAACGATCTCCTCCTTACCCGTATTCGTATTCTTGAACACATATTTATGAAGACCGTTCGTTAAACCAGAATGCGTGGCAACAATTCCAGTATGAGGGGTTTTTATCTCTGCCATTTACTTAACCCATAGGTCTAATTATTTAGGAAGAGTTTGTCGTATTGTAGAATTCCATTCGTAACTCTTCTACGAATTTCATTTTCCGTTATGTTTGCGTTCCTGGCGGCAGGAGCATTGACTAAATTACGAATGTATTGGTCGAATTGTCTAGGACCCATACGTGTAGTTTGGACATCAGTTGGAATAGTGGGATTGGGATTATTAGGATCGGTATAATTCAATTGCGGAACTTCATATCTGCCATCATACATGGCATCTTTTAGAAGACCCGCTTTTCGCATAACATTTCGTTGGTCATCAGATAGAGACAGAACGTCTTGTCTTGTCGTAGGAAACTTCTCCTTTCCATAAAAACCATACCCATGCCAGTTTTCCGTTGTGCTCATTTGAGAAAAGTCGACTCCGACTTCCGCCGCTCGGGTCAGTTCGTCGGGTGTCCAGGCAACATCCCCTCCCATTCTCATGAGTCCAGAGATTTCTCCATTAACACGGCGTAAAGCTGTATCAATTAGGGCTTTGTTGAAGGTTGCAGAGTTTCTTATGTCTGCAACAAGTTTTTTATAAGCCTCTGCATCATAGTTGCTTATCCTATCGTCTCCAAATTCTTTTCCTAATTTACGAGACTGACCAGACAGAAACCTATCTGACGTTTGTGTCAAAAGAGCAAGAGCTCTTGCTCCTTCTTCGGTCTTAATAAAATCGGAAAAACCGAGCCTAGAAGCAAGAGGAAGAATTCTTCCCGTAATCGGACCCTCTGCGCCACTTGTTCTACGAGCGGCGTTTCTGAAATTTAACAAGTCTTGCCTGAACGCAATTCGTTGATTTAAGAACTCTCTAAGTTCGTCCATTCCTTTCTTGTTCTGTTTCTTAGTTCTAGCCTCAACCTTTTTAGAAACAGCTTCTGAAATAATCTGCCGTCTATCTTCTGGGGTTGTATTCACAAGCAATCTAACCTGCGGAAGAACAGCTTCAATATCTTTTCTAAGTTGTACGATTCCCGCATCATAGGCTGTTGTCCCAGGCCTTATGGGTTTGCTAAAGGCATTTGGAAACAAGCTCACCGCAGTCTTTATCCTATAAGCGTTTTTCCTATAGCTCTCATTGCTCTCTGGTTGATTAACAGTTGAAAAAGCAACACTTGGATCTGCCTCTGGACTACTTTTTAATTGATCAAGGGCGGATGCAATTTGTCTGTTTGCCGAAGCGGCATCAGCAGCAAGATCTGGAGGTTCATAACCGACTATCTCTCCGGTTATTGGGCTTTTACCTATATTAGAAACGGATTTGGATCCAAATAATTCTTGTGGGGTAAGTTCCAGAAGTTTCTTAATAGCATTCTCTGCTCGTTGTGTTTTTACTACGTCGCTTTGATCACCGAGGTCTGCCTTTATAACAGAGGACAGGGCATCTACTCTTTGATTAATATTGTTCTGAAGGGTTTCATCTTCTATAGGCACACCTTTAGTTGACGCCTCTATAGGTGACGTTCCAGGAGGAAGATACAAAAAAGGAAATGCACCTTTCATGTACCTGCCGGTATCAAAGTATAAAGCACTCTTTCTGCTATACGGAGTGAACTCGCCCTCTAATTGCTGATTCTGTACTCTAGGCATCAAGGTATAGAAAAGATTTTTGTTGGCTAGGCGTGTTCTTGCATCAACAATACCCGTCTTGGACGGCTCTTTGACTTGCACCACGCGTAGGTTTTCCCTCTTAATCGTCTCATTGGGGAATGGGTTACCTTCACCTCCAAGCTCAATCAGGTCTCCTACCTTTCCAATAGTGCCGTCGCCCACTGCTCCAGCTTTGGTAAGCCGGTTAAACATAGGGACCCTTCCATCGTCATATGTAAAGTCAGATCCATCCGGTTTAATTAATTTAAGATTCGTAGATCCCAGACTTGCGGTTCCAGCAGCTTTTCTTGCCGCAAGAATCCGAGCATTTCGATCATCTAAAAGTTTAAGAGCGGCGGCATCTACCTCTTTCCTACGGGCCTCTGCTTGCGTGTACGCGGCTAACCGCACCTTGCGGTCTTCATCTTGCCTTGCGGCATCTATAGCGGCTTTTCTTTTTTGAAAATTAGTTGCAACGGGAAGAAGGTCTGCACCAATGGGTGCCAGAAGCTCTCTGCCTAACGTAGAAAAAGTAGACTCACCCCGTTTAGGGGCCGCACCTGCGGCGGCAAATCCCCGTGATGCTATAGATAGAGCGGCCTGCAACTTAGCCGCGTCTTCAGCTTGCTGTAACTGCCTGTTGTAATCCGTAGGGCCTAAAAAAGCGCGGAGTTCTTCAGCCTCTTTCGTTACGTCAGCAATAGCAGGTCTTCCACCAAACCCTGCCTCTCTCACCTTAGTCCGAAGATCAGGTAAGTCACTAAGAGTAAGGTATTGGCCTATGCCTGAAAGGGTGGGATTTAGTTTATTCATCAAGAACTCCTAGACAGGTCCTTGGCCCATGGGCATTGGTCCAGGCATCTCGGCCATATCGGCCATCATTTGCATTTCGTCGCTACCGCCAGGAGACATCTTGTTGACGGCATTGACTACGGCTTCCGTGCCAGATGATAGATTATCGGCTATCGCACCCTTTGCAGCAAGATCTGTGATACCCCCACCTATGTCTCCAACTTCTGCCAACTCTTCCTGCATCAGAGCGCCAATGCCTTTGTCGAGTTCTGCAAGCTGTAGCGTAGGCTGCACAAGGGCTAGAACGGAGTCGGGTGTCTGGTCCGCGTCGGATTGACCGACTACAGCGGCCAACCGCCCACGATATTCGGGGATGTCGGCTTGGTCGTTCCAAACCGCGTTCATAATCTCACGGAAATCGCCCGCCGAATTAAGTTCCATCATGCTTTCTTGAGTGGCCGCGTCGGCAGCTTTCGACATTTCTTCCGCCGCAACTTCTTGAGTAGCTTGCGTCATGTCACGGTTTGCGGCCTGTATAACCTCCGCCGGTAGCATCTCTGCCATCTGAGCCATAGCCATGTTTGGATCCATGCCGGGGCTCATACCTTGGTCCATGGGCATTGGTGCGGGAGCCGCCATCATCTCAGGTGGCATCATGCCTCCATTTGCCATCCTAAACATGCGTCGGTTAAGTACATATTTCATGACGAAATCCTTAATTAAAACAAGCCACCAAGTTGTTTCGCAGCGGCTCCCGCACCCAGCAAGCCAACCCCTGCGCCTGCTGCTTGTTGGAATATAGACGGTGTCGGAGCGCTAGGCGATAACACCGTGCCAAGGGTCATCTGAGATGACGGAGCGCCTTTGTATATATCAGACAAGAAGCCTAGTCGCTGATAAGGCTCATACAGATCTTGATATGTGTTCTGACGAGCAGCATCAAGTTGCTGTTGCGCTATGTTGCGCTGCTCCGCACCCAGGTTCTGCAACGTCGCAATATCCTTGAGACCGGTAGTCTGTGCTAGTTCAGCGGCACCCAGTTGTTGTCCACCAATGCCCGCCTGCACCCGGCCAAGATCACCGTACAACGCGCCAATGCCGCGCATCAGTTCTGATTGCGCCTGCTGTCGCCGCTGTTGGTTTTCAAAAGACGTAGCTGCCGTTTGCAGAGCTTGCTGGTAATTCTGCGAGTACAAATCAGCCAACGACTTCGCTCTTACGTCAGCAAAACCCCGCCCTAATTCTGCGCTTTCCACGCCAAAGCGGCTACCACCAAAAGACCCACCGGCACCTGCGGCAAGTTGGTTGTATTTAATCGCCTCCTGCCGTTGCAGTTCCTTCATCGTCTGGTCGATGACTTCCTGCTGGTACGGGTTCATGTATGCAGATAGGTCGTCGGGCCGGAACATTTGAGCAGAGCCCTGTGCCGCCGCCGTTGCAGCGGCTAATGCGCCGTCGTCACCAAGAGCCTGACCTACCGTCCCAAGACCTGCTGAAAGAGCGTCCGTACCGGAAGTTAAGTAGTCCTTATATCCTCCGATACCCCCTGTAGAGGTTAGATCGGCTGAAAGACCCGGTGTGCCTTCCGTTCCAAAAAGCTGACTTTGAAGATCTGACAAACCCGCTACCTGATATTCAGGAAGATCTACCGGCATATCTGCGAGGTTTTTTGCAGATTCCAAAAGGCCTAACTTGATTGCCTCAATTTCAGGGGCTTCGCGTACAATCTGTTCCTGAATAGTTTTATCAACCATGACTATGCCCTCATCTCAAAGTTACGCATCATGGCGTACATGTTTTTGGCACCGTTCTCGCGGTCCTTTTCTTTGTTGCCCGTTGGATTAGGTGCTGCACCGCGAACGGCCTTTGCCGTCATAACAAACTCACCGTCAGATAGCATGGCCGGTATGTCATCAGAACGCTCGGTTCCCGGACCACGTACTAAGGTTTCGCGCCGTGGAAACGACATAATGCCACCCTTCGCAACTTGCGCGACGGGAACAAGTCGGGTCTGGTTGGGATTGTAGTTATAGTTAAGACCAAGCCTTCTCGCGGCCTCGTCGCTGTACAATTGAGCAACCTTGTACTTGCCAGGGTCTTGAGCATAAAGCTCAGATCCAACAGGTTGACCGAAACCTGTAAGCATGGACTCATCTGGATCGTCAGGCGGTGGCGGCGTGTCAAAAGCACCAAGGCCATAAGCCGTCAGTCCCGCAGCAGCGGCAAGGGGTCCGTACTGTTTAAGCATACTTGGGCTGGCGTCTTTGGCTAACTTTGTAGCGATTTTTAGTTGCGCCTCAGTTGCTTTTAAAGGATTTATGTTATTCGCCTTTAATATGTCTACTGCGGTTGTTTCTTTCGCGAAAGGTGTAAATTCTGCAAATTTAAAAGGTTGCTCGACAGTAGGTATGTTTATTGAGGAGGTCGTTGGAGCCGGTACTGGGGCCGTTGTTGGGGCCGTTGTTGGGGCCGTTGTTGTGGCCGTTGTTGGGGCCGTTGCCTTACCAGAAACCCTAAGACTGGAGGGGTCAGCAAGTTCAGTTGTTGTGGTAACCGCGTCAACTACAGGACCACGGGGATCAAACGTCTTACCACCTAAGAACCGACCAAACGCATCTCCGTCACCCCCGAGAGCGTCAGATAGTCTTCCGACTTGATCTCCAAAAGTAGCCGGAGACCTCCCTGGAATAGTTGCCAGAGGAGCAAATCCATCCGCCCCACCATAATAACCTACGGTTTCTCCTAAACCTCTTTGGAAACCTTCAAAGCCTCCCGGACCCGTACCACCAAAATTAAACGCTCCTTTAAGGCCTCCTGCAAGGCCCGCAATACCCCCGGATATGAGGCCAGATTTAAGAGAGTTTTTAAGGCTGTTTCCACCTGCCAAACTTCCCGCAACGCCACCAATAAAGCCTGCGCCTATTGACCCCGCGCCAAAGAGACCCGGCGCGAGGCCACTTAAAAATGGAACACCAAAAGCCGTCGCCGCTATCGGCAAGACGATAGGTGCGGCCTTCTTGACGACCCTCGCAACGCCCTTAACAGCCTTCTTGACCGCCCGGAATATCTTCTTGAAAAAGAACTCAGGCATACCCGTGTCTGGGTTGATGCTGTTTAATTCGCTACCTACAACGAATTCCTGCGGGTCCAAGCCCATGTCGCGCATCTGACCAAACAAAAGTTCTTTGACCTTTGGGTTGGCCTCAAGAACCTCCATAGGCACCACGGTCTCGCCTTCCGCAGCGTGAACGATGTAGATGTCACCGTTACGTCCGTACTCTGCAAGTTTCTCGGCTTGGTCTCTAATCGAACCAATGCCAACGGGTGCTAACGCATAATCAGGAGATACATCTGCAAACGATTGCAGTCCATTAGAAAGTGTCTGGTGAGATTGCTGCATGGCTATGAGTACCGTAATTCTAGGATACTTGCGAAGACAAATATCTTCGACGCCGTATCGCAGTTCAAAATGAGTGCGTCACCGGCCTCTAAGTTAAACGGACCTTCAAGTGACGTTTGTGCGAGAGTTCCGAGACTTATCTTGTCCAGAGTAACAGTCGTAGACGCGGAACTGTCGGTTATCTTAGGAAATATTACTATAGTGCCAGAGTGACTGTTATACAAATTTATGTTCCGCACGATGGCTTGCGTTACAACGGTAGGATCCGTCTGTGTAGCAGGACAGGTGTACACGGTAACGTCTCCTGTAGAGCCAACCAGACTTGCCGCGTTTTTGTACGCTACGCCCATTATTCACCAAACCATAACATGCTTTGCGTTTCGTCGTCGCCGCTCACTACCGCAGGAAACTCTAGCTTTGTCAGGGCCATCTCTATGTCGCGAAGTATTCGCGTAAACGCCTCTGTATCATACTCTTCCGGTGGAGTAGGCATCGAATGGTCTAACAACTTTACCATTACCGCTTCCCATCTGGACGGAGATTCATGCGTAAGTCACCTAGTGTCCAATTAATGTCCAACGAGGAACTCTCTACACGGACCACGGCTTGTCGCCCTCGGGCTCGGACAAAGGACTGTTGCGTACTGTTTGTAACAGTGCTCGTAGACTGTGTCTGTAGAGAATCTAACGGAAAGTTTCGTGTCTTGAGCACATAGTTTACGGAACCAGAACTATCTCCACTTGTGTCGTTGATACGGATGTCTGGTATTAATTTGTCTACAAACATAAATTGTTCGCCGTCTCCGATATCAAAATCCGTAGACTCTATGAAACAAGACATTGCGCTGCCATCGTCATTCTGACCGCTCTCATGCGCGTATATGAACTGAACTCCACTCGACGCGCCTCCTGCTCTTGGGTTGTCATGAGCCCCTGAGTCTACCCAGGCTGTTCTGGATAATGTGCCAATGTCCCAAGCGCCTTCGGTGTAGTTAAACTTTACATAACGGTCTATCTCGTCAGAACTAGACGAAGCGTAGAACCAAAAAACTTCATCAAACAATTTGTTAGAAGCCGCAAAAAACTTAAAGTCTTGAGCCAGATTTATGTCCGAGAATACGTGATCTAAGACTGTGCAAGGGATGACTTGAGTGCGACCACTGTACGCATAGAAATTGTTTCTTCCCATCCAGAATGCGCGATCACCAGAAGCTACAGCAGCATTCGGACCTATGATTGATATGTTGTCTGCAAGAAGACTGAACGTAAATGTATACGGAGGTCCGGTGAAACGCATGGCATGAAGAGAGGCATCCGTCCAAACCAATATCTCCTGTCGCGTCCTATGTGCGGTAACTATCTCGGATCCAGAAGATATGCGTTGAGAACCTGCGGTGTTCGTTGCAGTAGGAAACCAGTCGAACGGATTTTCTTGGTCACTCCACCTAACCATCAGAAGGTCTTGTCTAGTGTCACCTATAGGATTGGCCCCAAAGCACACCAAATGTCTATCGGACCCTGACAACATCATACGTCGCACTATTGTTGGCGCACTTACGGCCCCGGAGGAATCCGCTAAAGAGACTGCTCTAGCACTTAGACCTAAAGTCTTGTCCCAGTAATAGGGCGTACCATCAAATGCATTGAAGGTGAGGTCTTCACCCCAATTGTCTTGAGACCAAAGACGAATGTTTGATCCTTCATCTGTCGTAATGTTTGCGGCCTCACCCCACCCTACAAAAGAATTCGCTTCTTTAACGGCAACGTCGTCGTCATGTGCCGCTGCTGTTGTGCCGCGAACACCGCGAACCACACCGGCATTTAAAGTGTTCGTGCTCTTACCTGTATATTGGATAAGCTCGTCGTCAATCAGTATAAGACCGACAAATGTTACACTTGCTCCACTGCTACCTGCTGCTGCCGTTGTGCCGTCTGCCCCACGGGTAAGATCCGAAAGCACGTTAGAGTTGTTGTTTCCGTACTCAATCTTTTCACTGCCAACCAAGATCGTTCCTTTGGCTGGAAATGACGAGGAGTTTGTAAGAGGTATTGATGTGCTTACGTCAGTTATATCCGCAGATAACGTTGTAGAAGCTGTTTCAAAATCTGTCGCGGAGGTCAAAGAGAGAGATGTAACAGAGTTGTTAATCGCGCCATCAAGCGTTGTCTCAGAAAAAGAACTACTGTATCCCCCCCACAAACCGGCACCCCATCCGGTTCCCGGAACAACTACTCCCAAACCTGCGCTTATCTGATATGCCGCGACAACAGAGGACCCCCCACCTGCTGTGCTACCAGAGGACGCACTGCCGGTTGTCGTCACCGTATACGTGTTTGAGTTAACCACGGTAATCTCAAACTCAAGGTTTATCTGAGCCGCCGTAATTCCATCCGTTGTTGTTGCCCCAGATATCGTGACAAAGTCACCTGTTCGAGCACCGTGGTTTGTGTCTGTGATGGTGATCACATTACTACTAGAGGAGCCCGTTGTAATCGGGTTCGACCCTAGTGTCTGTGTACGCCTCAAAGGCGTTATGTCATGAAACGTGCCACCTTCTTCTATGAAAAACTTTTTCTCTGTACCAACGCCCATAAGTTTCGAGGCATCTAAAGTAGAGAAGACATGAAGAGATCGTGTAGTTCCCTGCACAGAGTTAGAACTTACCTTCGTCCAACCCCCCAGCTTCTCGGCTCGACCTTTACGAAAGCGTATAAGATTAGAGTCAAACCAGCCATTCTCCGCCGCATAGGAGGTAGACTCCTTATTAATTCCAGGATTAAACGCAACCTTTGTTAAGGGCATAATTAAGATCCGAGTTCAGGCCAATCATATAAAATACCAGACTTGGTGGTATTGCCGCCGCTGTCCGTTGTATATGTAATAAACAAAGCCTCAACCGCCGCTGTATCCGCAGCGTTGTCGATGGCTGTTTCCATCTCTGTTGCTTTGGTGCGGATGGCGTCCCGCCATGTTTGTATATTGGACGGTATAGCAGTGCCTTTGTCAGCCTTCCTCACTACCGCCCAATCAGTTTGGAAAAGAAGTGATTCTTGTTGTTTCTTTACTTCATCCTTTAATTTCGTTTTCACACCGGACGTTATAATTTTATTCCCGTCAGAATCTAAAACGTCTTCCATCTTCTGCGTGTACTTAACGTCATCGTCTCTATCGGTGTCGAGAACTTCTTTATTATCGGGGTCTAAGAAAATAAGTACCCCGTCTGAGTTCCGCACTGGAGTCTGACGCGCCGTATCGTCTAAGGATAAAGCCGTTGAGCTTACACTGCCGTCTGCATTGTGCGAGGATAGATAAAGCCGCTGATCAGGAAACGGTTGCATTACAACCTCAGAAATACCCGCTGCCTTTTTCTCATCAGCAGACCAGACTTGCCAGTTCTTAGGCTGTAGGGTGCCGTCCGCATCTTTCCATGCGCGACCCGGTCTTATTGTCTGACCATTAACCTTGTATACTGTGGTCATTATCTTTCTCCAATCTATCTTACGCGCATATGCGACTTTGGACCCAACTTCTTCCGGTGCCGAAGATGAACAGGTTTGTTTCTGCGACGAATTACTTTCCTAGCTATTTTAGCCTCTACTTTTTGCGCCATGCTCTTATTACCTTGCTTTCGCCTGCGCTACACCAGACCCGCCAAATGGATTCTCAGCCATTGCTAGATAGACGTAAGTACCCCCAGAAGTATTTGTAGCTCCCTGAGTTCCACGCAACTTAAACCCATTAGCAGTAAAATCCATATAAGATGAACCACTTTCAGTGCCAGAACTGTTTGGCTGTAATTGTAGATCTAATGGATTAAAGGGGTCACGCGCAGCATCATTGATATGCCACCCTTCAGTAGAATCAGTTCTTTTTATCATGA